CTCAAATTCGCTGATCCGAGAGACGAGGAGAACGAATGATCATCGGACAGCTTGCGATGCAGGCGATTCGGCGGACGGTCGAGGAGGAAGCTGCGCGTGATGCGCGGCTGCATCGTGACATCGGCGTTCGTCAGGCTGTCGGCGACGGTTCGACGGCTGATTCGTGGCTTCGCTACGTCGCCGACTGCGCACGCGTCAGCGCTGACATGGCCGTCCATCAACATACCGGAATCCGAATTGAGCGCGTCGAACCCGCGCAGGCCGAAGTGATCCGCCTTCTTCACATCGAAGCCTACGCCAAGGCTCTGCGCGAACATTTCGAGGGGATCGTGGATGCGATGCGGGAAGCGGAGGGCGTCGCTCTTTGACCCGCACCCGCCCCGTGCCGTATCATGCTTGCCCATGAAGAAGAATGTAAGCAAAAAGAAACTCGCCGCAGTGCAGCGCATGTATGACAACCTCTTACGGTCGGTCGGAGTACCGGCCACGAACGGCGCGCCGCTCAAGATGGATGATGCGGAGTTGTCGAAGATCACGAAGAGGCTCTGCGGAAAGACGGCCGAAGAGCTTCGCCCGCTCGCGCGGAAACAACTCAACCACACTCCGAGCAAGCGGGAAGTGATCGAAGCCGCACTCGGCGTCCGTCACGAATGCGGCATCTCGTACATCCGCAAGATGAGGCGCGCTTCGATGGGTGCCTCTCGCCGGGGGCGGAAGTTCTACGAAGATCTCCAGCGGTTCGGGGCGGCGGTTGTAAGCGAGGACGGCAAGCTGTTCCCCGGCTCGCTCGGCAAGGGGCCGACACTCGAAGAGATGACCCTCGACTAACCCCCCCCTCATCTTCTTCGCCCGCCCTCCCTGTTCCGTGCCGTGATACACTGCGGGACATAGGAGGAACCACATGGCGAAGAAGGATGACAAGACCGACGACCTGTTTCCGCAGAAGCGCATTCCGCAGATCGAGCAGGCGTACGAAGCGGCCGACGCGAAGCGCGCCGAGATCGAGGCCGCGCAGAAGATCGTCAACGAATTGAAGGATCAACTGGACCCGATGGAGGATGCGCTCCGCGTCGCGATCCACACGTACGAGGATCGCGTGGACCATCAGAAGACGCCGGAGGGTCACGACGTTCTGATCTACAAGCGCGACTCCTTCAACCTCGTCGTGAAGCAGCACGAGCGGATGAGCTACGACAAGGTCGTAGCGCGGGTGACGGATCAGGCGGAAGGCGCGGCCGAATGATCCGCCGCTGCCTGATCGTCGACACAGAAACGACCGGCCTTGACCCCGCGAAGGATGCGGTAATCGAGATCGGCTGCATCCTCTACTCCGTCGAACATCAGACCTCGCTCGTTTCGTTCTCCTCGCTCATCCCGAATGTGACTGAGAACCCATGCGAGAACATCAACCGCATTCCCTCGGCGGCGCTCGCGGCGATGGGGGCGATCTACTACGCCCCGTTCTCCCCGATGATTGATGCCGCCGATGTGCTGGTTGCGCACAACGCGGACTTTGATCAGTCATTCCTTCGTGATGAGTGGCGCTCGAAGCCATGGGCTTGCACGAGGTTCGACTTCGCGTGGCCGCGCCAGATGCGCGACGGCGAAAGTCTCGCGACGCTCGTTCTGGCTCACGGCATCGGCGTCATGTCGGCTCACCGCGCGCTCACCGATTGCCAGTTGATCGCCGCGCTCTTCGACCGCATGACGGATCTTCCCGCGATGTTCGCGCGGGCGATGCGGCCGAAGGGAACATTCGTCGCGATGGTCAGCTACGACGACCGAGAGAAGGCGAAGGCGGCGGGCTTCCAGTGGGAGGCGGCGACGAAGCGATGGTTCCGGCGCATGGCGATCGAGGACGCGGCGGCGCTGCCGTTCAAGACGCTGCAACTTGCAGAAGGGGGCGCGTGATGGCGACCGTCCATCCGGAAGTCAAAACCTCCGTCGCGCTGCGCGATGAGACCGCGCTCTCCGAAGTCGCCGGTACGGACGTGGGCAGCCTGCTCCGTCTCGCCATCGAAAAGAATCTTCCGGTCGAAACGCTGGAGCGATTGGTCGCACTGCATGAGCGGGTCGCCGATCGTGCGGCGGCGTCCGAGTTCGCCGCCGATCTCGCTGCGTTTCAGGCTGAATGCCCACCGATCACGAAGACAACCACGGCGCAAATCGCGACGCAATCCGGGACGAAGTTCAGCTACAAATACGCCGAGCTACCGCACATCGCGAAGACTGTCGGCCCGCTCCTTCACGCGAAGGGATTCTCGTTTTCGTGGGACAGCGAATTCAAAGACGGCAAGCTGCTCACCTGCACCTGCACCTTGCGCCACGTGAACGGCCATAAAGAGAAGGCGTCGTTCGCCTCGCCGGTCGAGTCGAAGGCCGGCATGAGCGAGCAACAGAAGTTCGCCGCCGCGCTCAGCTACGCGAAGCGCATGAGCCTAACTCAGGTACTCGGCATCACGACTGCGGACCCCGATCTCGACGGCGGCGGGAGTGAACCGATCACGCGCGAGCAGCGCGACGAGTTGATCGCGCTGGCGAAGAGCGTCGATGCCGACATTCCGCGCTTCCTCAAGTTCATGAAGGTCGACACGATGGACGAGATCACGTCGGGCGATTTCAACCGGGCGCGCACGGCGCTCGAATCGAAGAGGAAGAGATGATCCGCCTGAACTGCGAGCAGGGCTCGCAGGAATGGCTTGACGCGCGCCTCGGGATTCCGACCGCGAGTCAGTTCCACCGCATCATCACACCGAAGACGATGCGCCTCTCGTCTTCAGCCGAGGGATACGTACATGAACTACTCGCGGAAGAACTGCTCGGGCATCCGATCGATGAAGGGGAATCGCAGTTCATGACGCGCGGGTCCGACCTTGAACGATCGGCCTTCGAGTTCTACGAATTCAACCGGGACATCGAAACAGAGAGGGTCGGATTCATCGTGCGCGATGACGGGTTGGTCGGGTGCAGTCCTGACCGACTCGTCGGCGAGGACGGCGGGCTTGAGATCAAATGCCCGTCCGCCAAGGTTCACGTCTCGTACATGCTGAGTGCCGCCGTTGATCCGCAGTACAAGTGCCAGGTGCAGGGCGCGCTTTGGCTCACGGGGCGCGCGTGGTGGGACTGGCTCTCGTACAACCCCGAGCTTCCGGCGGTGAGGGTGCGGTTCACTCGGGATGAGGAGTTCATCGCCCTGCTCGCGCGAGCGGTCGATCAGTTCATCGAATACCAGGACGAGTGCCGGCGCAAGCTCGCGGCAAGCGGGTACCTCTCGGCCGGCGCCGTTCACCTGCGCGCGGAGCGGCTGCGCGAGTTGGGGATCGAGGTCGCATGAGCGGCGAGCACCAACCCGCCCTCATCCCCCTCGCCCGTGATCCGATCGTGTTCACCGTGAGCGGGGTGCCGTTCGCGTGGACTCGGCCGGGAGTGCGGGTGGCGTCGAGGCGGATCGCCGGGAAGGTCAACTACTTCGCTGTGATGTACACGCCGGATGAGATGCGCGCGGCGGCGTCCGCCTTTCTGCATATGGCTCGGCCGTTCGCCCCGAAGAAACCGCTCCGCGGACCGCTGCGCCTTGACGTTCTTTTCGTCGTCCCGATCCCAGCGTCGTGGCCGGCGCGCGACAAGGCCGACGCCGCGACCGGTCGACGATGGCCCACGGGAAAGCCAGACCGCGACAACTTCTTGAAGCTGATTCAAGACGCAATGAATGAGGTCTTTTGGGTTGACGACGCGCAGGTTTGCGCTGGCGAAACGACGAAAATCTACGGCCACGATCCGCGCACGGAAGTGCGGATCACGCAACTTTTGGAGGAGTGAATGGACACCGAGAAACAAGCTGACTTCGAGTCAGCGCTCCGAGATCTGTGGCCGCACGTCACCGGCTATTGCTTCGAAGGTGCGACTCCGAAATGCTTCGCGGAGATGCGGACGATCATCGCATCTGCGCTTCCCGACCTACCGAATGCTGACGTGGAGCTGACGGCGTCGGCGCGGCTGTCGCGGCGAAACCCCGCCCTCCACAACTGCCCGTGCCGTGTGCCGAGTTGTATTTGCATGATGAACGTGTCGCGGCCTTCTACGCTGTGTGACTTCTGCATCGTTGGTTCGCACATCAATAGCGATGCTCGCCACTTTGAGTTTACCGGGGATGGTGACGCAGTTTTCGTTTCATGCCCGAAAGGATGTGCGGATCATGCCTGACGATCCCGTGGAGCGTTTTATCGCCCTGATCCGCGCCATCGATCCGATCTACATGGATGAGGTGTTCCACAACGGCGCGTGCTATCACCTCTACCTCATCCTTCATGAGGTGTGGCCGGAGGCGGAACCGTGGTACACGCCGGGCCACGTGTACGTGAAGATCGGTCGATGGTTCTACGACATCTACGGCCGCCATCGGAAGCCGCGCGACGGAGAGCTGCATCGGATGACCGACGACGAGATGCGTGAGGCCGAGCTGTTCCTGCCCCGGCGTTTCGCGGCGCGCGCCGGACCCGAGGTTGACGCGCGGGCGGCCGCTATTGCTCGAATTCTGAGGTCAGCCCATGCCTGACATCATCGCCGGTATCATCATCTGGTTCATCGTGGAACGCGCCACTGCGGCCATCCTCGAATGGCGCGCGCACCGTCCCCGCCGCGGCGTCTTCCCGGGCACCTACCGGGACGCCTGTGGCCCCGCCTGCCGCATGAAAGGGATGAGCGCCATGGGTTGGAGGGTCCGGACGGAGCGAGCGATCCTGAGGGCAGTGGGGCGGCTTCAGCGGGCCGCTGCTTCTTCGCCGACCGAGACTTTGCGGCGGGACGGCCGCGGGGCCTGAGCGGCGCGGCGGGCCGCTTCCGATCGCTCCTCGGGGGTCATACGCGCAGCACGGGCGCGACCCCCAAGTTTTCCGAGCGCCGCCGCCGCCGCGCTGACTCTTTGCTGCTGACTCATGGCGGCTACGCTACCAATTTCCTAGCGTAGCGTCAAGGTTGACGAGAGCGCGCCGCTACGCTAGCATCCACCCGTGCCGCGCGTTCCAAAAACCCCAGCACTGCCGCTGTACGGGAAGGATGCCTACGACGACGAGGCGTTCTCCCGAATCTCCTACGAAGCGCAAGGGGTCTACTGGTTTTTAGCTTGGTGGCAGTGGTCTGAGGGGTCTATTCCGGCCGACTTCGAGCTGATTTTAGACCGCGTTCCGAGGCGAAAAATCAATCAGGCTCGCAGAGCGTGGCGTGAGCTTGAAGCGTTCTTTCCTCTCCGTCCAGATGGTCTTCGTAGGCAGAATGAAACCGTCGAAAAACACCGTCAAAACCTTTTGGGAGATAGGGATAGGCGTCGTGATGGGGCGAACAAGACGAACGCCAAGAGATGGGGGAAGGGGTCGCTATCAGGGTCGCTGAGCGAGTCGCTGAGCGAACCATTGAGTGAGTCGCTTCGCGCGGCAAGTGCAAGTGCAAGTGCAATGCAAGGGTTCTCTTTGGTTACTAACGAAGAAGGAACCGGAGAAGAGAAACCTAAAAGGAAACGCGTGCGCGCGAAGCCGGAACGCGCGGACGCGCGGGCGCTTGTCGAGGCCTTCGTGCCGAATGACATGCACGTGATGTGGGCTGCTCAGAACGCGCCATC